TCCTGTGTGATAGGCGTCTCCACTTCGGATAGGAGATCCAAGCGCTCTGATACGTCCAGCTCCGATGCCGATGCCAGCTTTTTGGCTGACATATTTAACAATAGAGCTAGTAGTAGCATTAATACTGTCCAACGAATCGTCCGTCTCAATAAGGACACATGAAGAAAACTGTCTCTGTGGAGTACGTACACCTGCCATAACAGGAGTAGGAAGACTGATATCAAAGGTAGAAATTGCATCATAATAGTCTTTCACCCATTTTAGTCTTGTTTCTTTTGGGTAAGACTGAAAAAGGGTCATCGCTATAAGCATATATGCCATTTGCGGAGTTTCGTAAATTTGTTTTGTAACACGATTTTGAACTAAATATTTACCTCTAAATTGCTCCATAGCAGCGTAGGTAAGAGTATCGTCTCGCTCGTGTTTGATATATTTGTTAAGTTTATTAAATTCTGCTTTAGAATATGTCTCAACAATAGTAGAGTCATAAAGACCTAATTCGATATTTTTATTAACAAGTTCTAAAAGAGGCCACGGTTCAAACTGTCCATACACCATTTTACGTAAATGATAGTTTATAAGTCGTCCAGCTACCCACTGATAGTTTGGAGAATCTTCAGATATTAAATCAGCTGCTGATTTAATGAGTGTTTCTTGCACATCAGAAGTTTTTATGCCATCAAAAAATTGAATTTGGCTTTTAATCTCAACCTCGCTAGGACTAACACCGTTAATATTCTCACAAGCATAAAAGACTACCTTATGTAGTTTTTCAATATCAAGTGATTCTTTAGAACCATCTCGCTTTATAACTTCTGTCATAGTAAATCCTTATTGAATACAGCTAATATTATCTTCTTTGACAATAGATATTTTATCTATAAGTGGGTGGGTGAAATCATGTGAGATTAAGAAAACATTTAGATTGTCTTCTTTTTGCAGAACTTCTATTAGTTTTTCTTTGCCTTCATCATCTAAAACTCCTGTAATCTCATCAAGGAATAATAGATTAACACTGCTACCGCCTAGTTTAGATAGCAGATTACGAATAGCTAATAATATAGAGGTTTGAATCCTACTAAATTCACCGCCAGACACAGTTTCTATTGGCGTAGAAATGCCATTATTAATAACAGAGATATTAAGTTTCTCTTTATCAAGTTTGAATTCTACTTGAAACTGACCATCACTTAAAAGAGATAAGTAATAATTAATCGAGTTTTCTAACTCTTTAGTTAAATTCTCTAACTTAAAGGCTACGATTCCAGATGTGCTGAACGCTTTTTTAAGAATATTTAAAGAATTTATCTGATTTGATTTAGATAGAGTAACATCTTTCACACTTTTTTGTCTAATAGAAAAATCATTTTTTTGGTCAATTAGTGCGTCAACCCTAGCATTGTGAATACCAACTGATTTATTGTGTTCTTGAGCATCGTTTGCCGCTGCTTGTTGACTAGAAAACTCTTTGCGTAAAGAACTAATTTGATCCTGAATATCTCCAAAATCGGGATACGTGCTAGCAACTGTAGAATCAATCAGCTGGGTAAGAGTTTCGAATCGTTCTATTTTTCTCTTATTTTCTGCGTACTCTTTTTTCTTTTGATCAATCACTTTAATTTCATTGCTCCATTTAGTTGCTTTAGTCATGCCTTCTAAATGAAGTGTAGTTTTAGTATTTAACTGATCTCTTAAATCGGCTTTTAGTTTTTCTAGATGAGATGTATCAATTTTTTGGCCACAAGAGGGACAAGTATCATTTACCTTGATGTTTGCAATATCATTTTCGATTTCAGACATATCTCTATTTAACATAATAAGATCTTGTTTTAGAGTTTGATATTCATCCCAAAACTCAAATTCCGCAGGCTCAATTAGACCAGCATCGAACTGTATACTGTCACGTTCTTCTATATACATATTATTCTTATCAATTTTTTTACAAATTGAGTCATAGTTTTGTAGTTCTTGATGTAAAATACCTATTCGTTGTTGAAGATTTTCATCCACTTCTGGTACATCAATTTCAGTTTGTTTTGAAGGTATGTTAGTAATAGCAAGAAAATCTTCTATTGTTTTTAACTCTCCTTGAAGCTTTACTAGTTCTCTATCCACTTCTGTAGCTTTAGCTTTTACTTTTTCTCCGATCGCGATATACTTTTCTAGGTTAAATAGATTAATCAAAAACTTTTTGCGATTGGCGTCTGTAGCTTTTAAAAACTCTAGTAAATCAGTAGACGATTGATAAGTAAGTTGAGAAAACACATCAAAATCTAAACCGATTATATCAGACAACACCTTGTATGTATCTAGAACTTTATGATCAGAGATATCAACGCCATCTTCCCAAAGCTGAACTTTGGTTTGAGCACCTGATCTTGTTACTTGAACCTCATAGGTTACTTCGGTATCTCCTAGCCCCTGTGTAAAAGTTAGAAATACCTTCCAAGACTTCTTTTTAGACCATCTATTTAAGATATCTCCTTTTTTAATTCCTTTTACGTTTTTGTTAAATAAGGCTTCTTGGATGATCATAGCAATAGAAGACTTACCGCTTCCATTAGGTGCAGTGAGTTGAGTGATTTTACTTTTATTTAACTCAATAATATTGTTTTCTCCGTAGGAAAACATATTATCAAACTCAAGTCTTTTTAGTGTGATTTTGCTCATTATAACATTCCATTCTTTAACTTATGAATTTTTTTAAGAGGCCAACCCTCGTCATACTTGTCTTTGAATCTTTGCCAAGAGATAAAAGGAGTAAACAGTGTTTTAGAGTACTGATTGACAGTTTCAATAATATCATATTGTTTATCTTTATCTACGTATTCCCAGCCAGTTAATTTTTTTCTTCTAGGTAATTGAGGGTATTCATTATAGATAAAGTCATTATCTTTTAATCCAGGTTGTTTAGGATCATAGTTTGCTGCATAGTGCATGAAAATAGGTTCTAGTGAGGTAAAAGTAAAAAACTTTTTCTTTTTTGCGATAGCATACTTTACTAGATTAGGAGAGTCTTCATTCCAACCTATGCCTATATACGAATCAAAGTCAGGATTGTGACCAGAGAAAATTATAATCTCTTCATCTTTTATATATCTAAATAAATTAGTCAAAGCCATTTGAGAGTAGGATGCAGAAAACTGTCCATAGGTACACGCATCAGGAATTACATCTTTTACTAGTTTATCAAAACCTAGACCAATAATAGTGTAAGGAATAGATCTCTGTTTACAAAACTTGACTGCATACATAATATCTATATCATTCATTCCTTTTAATAGACGTTGAATTACAACTCTAAAAGGAATATTTAGTTGATAGAATGTTTCAGCTACTAGCTCTGAATCTATGCCTCCGCTCATCGTAATAACATACTCACCTCTATACCTTGCGTGAAACTTTTTAACTAGAGTTTGCATGTCGCCTAGAAGACTACTACTTCTTTTTGAATATTCAGGAACAGATACTTTAACACCTCTGTGCATACCAGCAAAATCCCAGTCAAAATCATCAGGACGCCAGATTGAATTGTTCTTCTCATATATCCAATATGTGCGATTTAAAGACAGATCAAGTGATTCCAAGATTTTTAAACTCGTCTATCACTTTATCTGTGTCAGCTACTTTGATATGGTTAAGGTATATCTCAAGTTCTTCAAAGATTGTTTTGTTTTTAAGGTCAAGCGTTGCGTCTTCAGCAGGTTTTTCGACCACCTTTTTATCTAATAGATCAGATCGTTCTATTTTAGATAACTGATCAATATTACCTGTTACTTCATACACAACGTGATGACGACTATCAGGTCGCATCTCTTCACCAGCTTGGATGGTACGACGAAGTAGTTTTGGTAAGTCTAAATCGTAAAACTCACGAGAGTAGTTGTGAGAGTCAATTATATCATAAATGTCTACTCCGTACTGACGTTTATCGTCTCGATCAAAGGTAGTATTTACTGGAGAACCAGGATAGTAACAGTTAGTGTCACCATAACGATGATTAAAGTGTAAATCGCCAAGTAAACATAGGCCCCAAGGGGCGAGACGGGAAAAGTCATATTCTGGCGTAATGTGCGGCGGAACCTCTCCACGAATGTGAGTAACGAGTATATCGCCTTCCACATAGGCAGGTAGATTATCTGTCTGTACTTCTCCATAAGGAAACATTTGAAAGGATAAACCACCCGCAGTTGCACGTCCGTTTCTAGTAAATACAGAGACGTTCTCATTTTTAATAGCGTTTTTCTCGGTAAGATGTTCAAAGAAAGATTCTCCTTTACGAGTAGCTTCATGGTTGCCAGGAATAACTAGAGTTGGAATTGTAACAGAGTTGATATAGCTTAGGAACAGTGAGATCTCATCTGGTTCTGGCTTTTTGTCAAAGATGTCACCAGCAATCACATGTATATCTACCCAACCCTCAAGAGCAATAAGCTTACGAAACATTTCACGAAAACGATTTACCTGCCAATCATAAGGAACTTTCTTTTTATGTAGATTGATGTGCCAGTCTGCTGAACATAAAACTTTAGTTGTCATTGAGTTCTCCACGATAGGTATTCATTGATTTTTGGTAAAGTGTCTTTGCCTAGTAAAATATACTCATTCATAAAGTATAATTTTACACCAGTTCTTAAGGCGAGGTCTAGCAAATAGTTTCTTCTACTTACTTGTTCTGGTAGTGAGTGAATTGAAAACATGATGATGTCATGACCTTGAAGAATTATATCTTCTAAAATTGGCAGATGAGTTGCGCCTTCATTTTCAGTTAATCGCATAGAGTATGTAACATCATTCTTTTGACACCACTGTTCAATAAATGTAGTTTGTAAATAGTTAGGAATTGTTTTATCTAAAAATGAGTTGCAGCTTGTATAGATTACACAACTATCCGTACTCAACTGTTCTTGTATGTAGTCGCCTGGTAGTCTAAAAAATCCTCCAGGCAATCTTTGATGAAAAGGCTCACCTTTAATTAAGACGTGCCAGTCGATTGCAAGTCTAGTGATTTCAGTTTCATTATTGATATTACCGTGCAAGTGTTCTTGATGAAATA